GTCGTCAGGTTAGCCGTATCGGTTCTGCTTACGAGGAGTACAGCGATGAGGCTGATATCATCAACTATCAGACTCCGTTTAAGATGCGTAACCACCTCCAGAATCTGCGTCTGAGCTACGATATCACGGGTGATGCTTACAGCACCGTTCTTGCTATCGCTCTGAAGGATCCTGAGACTGGTAAGTCATCTTATCTGTGGGCTGATTATCAGTATTGGAAGGCTCTTCGTGAGTGGAAGAAGAGAGAGGAGACCGCTCTCCTGTTCTCTAAGAGCAATCGCCTTGCTGATGGTACGTATATCAATAAGGGTACAAACGGACGTCCTGTTCCCACGATGAGCGGTCTGCTTGAGCAGATTTCTCCTGCAAACATCCGTTACTACACAACTCTTACAGCTGAGTTGTTCGAGGATTATCTGTTTGATCTGTGCTACAATATTCTGGGTACCAACGAGCGCAAGTTTGTTGCTCTGACTGGTGAGATGGGTATTCGTGAGTTTGATCGTATCCTGAAGGAGAAGGTTGCTAGCTTCCATCTTTGTGATAACGTATTCGTTACCGGTAGCGGTCAGAACCTGACTCTCGGTGGTCAGTTCACTACTTATAAGATGACCAACGGTATCGAGCTGTCTCTGAAGCGTTGTCCGATGTTTGATAATATGGAGCTGTTCCGTCAGCTGCATCCGCTGACCGGTAAACCCCTTATGTCTTACACGTTCCTGTTTGTTGATATTTCGAACAGTGATGGTCAGTCTAATATCGTAAAGGTTTGCCGTAAGGGCCGTGAGTTCGTTCAGTGGTATACTGGTGGTTCTGTTGCTCCTAACGGATACGCTAACAGCATCAATACGCTGCGTTCTAACAGCCGCGATGGTTACCAGGTACACTTCCTCGGTGAGGTTGGTATTATGGTTCGTAACCCGCTGTCTTGCGGTATCCTGTACTGTGATGCTGAGGACTCAGAGCTGTCTAACAACGGTTTCCTGTCAGTAGGCGCCTAATAAAGAATAAATATATACGATCTCTTGGGGGCTTCGGCCCCCACATGGGTCGTTATTACAACTCTAATGTAAATTATGGTAGTTGAATTAAAATTAAAGAAGAAGAATCCCTGGGGTAATTTTATGAAGTATAAGAATTGCTTTGATTATATAGCTCCTTATTTTACACGCTCCGGGTCGATATATACGGGTCTCACCCCAGAAGATGAGAGATATTTTGAAAAGGCTTTAGGTTATGAAGAAGGCCACCTTGCAAAGACATCTGAATTTTGGACCACTTTCTGTGTAAAGATTGGTTCTAGAACATTGCTGTTAGACGATTCTATTCCTCGTCAGGCTATGATTATTAAGTTCCTTAGTGGACATAAGAGAGTAGCAACCTCACTTGATAAACTTGATGCAGGTAAAGACTACTTGCTTATTAATAGAGAAGCGGAGGCTATAGAGCAGAATAAACAGAATAAGCTGCGTAGAGATGCTATTAAAGAGTTTGATAACCTTTCGTTGGAGCAAATGCGCAAATGTCTTAGACTGTTTGGTATGTCTGCGGACAGAATGTCAAACGAACTTGTAGAGTCTACGTTGTTCAATTTTGTAGACAAGTAGCCTAAAAAGTTCTTTGATAAGTGGATAAACAACAAGTCAAAAGAAACAGAGTTCTTACTCGAAGAAGCTATAGCAAAAGGGGTTATTCGTAAAGATAAGACACATTACTTCTACGGATCTGATATGTTTGCAGACTCTCTTGACGATGCAATAGCTTACCTGGATAGTAAGAAGAACCAAGACCTAAGGCTGTCAATTATAAACGAAACTAAGAATAAGTGATCTAACGATCTATAACAATGAGATATGACGCATAACGACATATATACTAAATTTCTGATAGAATATGACAAGGCAAATGTTACTTCGTCATATCCAGCATTGACAAAATATGAAGCCGCTACTCTGTTAGACAGAGCATATTTGGCATTGATAGCTAGAAAAGTTACTGGGAATAATCCTAGGAGAGCTTCGTTAGAATATGACATAAAAGCTATAGAAGACTTAAGGCCTCTTTTGGTTACTAAAGCACTATCTCCTACAACAGCTGTAGGTACAGCAGATAATGAGTTTGTATATAAACTTCCTAAGAAGACAGAGATGCTTTATTTTATCGACGGACTTGTGGATTATAGTAATGCTGCAAATGCTGCAGATGGAATGAAACACAAAACGGAAGTTGCTAATGTAGCTGATCATAGAACTGCGTAGAAGTTCATGGCTACAAATAGCAATATACCTTGGATAAAGCAACCGATTGCATTCTTGGAAGGAGACGATTTGCATCTTCTAATAGATACTTACAAACACAAAAAAGATTCTTTATCGTTTTATGCGACGTATATAAAATAGTTTGCTAAGTTTACTACAGGTTCTGCACAACAGCAGACGACACCTACACAAGAAGAGCCGACTCCAACTCCTACACCAAGTACTCCTACTGTAGATCCGGATCCTATTGTAGATCCTGAACCTACGCAAGAAGAACCTGCTGTAGAGCCAACTCCTACTCCAGTAATACCAGAACCTATTGACGAAGAACCGATACAAGAAGTACAAAAAGATAAATATTCTGGAGACAATACAAATCAGAAATTAGCAGAACGTTTTATTGTAATGTATACGCTTGTAGGAAATTCTTATGACATAACATGGTTTAGTCAATTACATAATCCTACAAAATGGCCTACTGATACTAAATTGTATCTACATATAATAAACAACGACGGCACTCATGATTATATAAGTATTGGTAGCAATATAAAAAGTGGAACATATCATACTAATTTTGAAAAATATCCGAATTGGAAATCGTTTAATATAATTGCTGTGTCTAATGGCAAAAAGTTATGTACCACAAACACATGTCATAAAGGTAAGACTACTTCTTATAAAATAGTTATAGAAGGCGCTCCATCAGATGTAAATTACGTTTTAGGAGAAGAACTTGTAATAAAAACAGAAAGCGGAATATATGTCCATATGCCTTATTCTCCAGCATTTAAACTGTAGAGTGGACAGACTAGAACTATATCTTTATACATGTCATCTGATGAAGAAGTGTTGTCTGTAAAACATATACTCGATAAGTATCCAAATGCTAAACTGAAATGGGATAATGGAAGTTCTTCTACATCAAAAACTATAAAACCTTCTGACTTCCTAAATACATATACATTAACTGTTAATGTAGGAACTGGCATTAAAGAAGAAGCCAGTCTACCTACTGGAAAATAATTCATATTATGAACTACGATTTTGGAAATACAGAATTTGAACTGTCTGACACAATGGCAGAAGAGCTTATACAACTAGCAGTAGCAATGGCTTTAGAAAACGTGGAATCATCTAGATTGCAGTCTAAATTATCAACCTTACCCATTGAATCATGACATTAGATGAGACAAGACAGCTTGGTATAGAGTTTGAACGTAGGATACAGACTATGATACCTGAGACAGAAACTATCTCAAAGCTGGACACAGAAACTATATATTCGTACTTAAACTAGTATCAAGATAAGTTTATACATGATATATATAGAGCTGTAGATAAGGTTCCTACATCAAATAGTTAGGTATATTTAGAAAATATATTACAACCTTTTATGTAGTCTACTGATTTGTAGATGTCAAAGGCATAGAATAAAGGTGGTCAATATATTATACCTTTACCTACTTAGTTTGGACTGTACATTGACAGTTATTCTAATGTCGCCAGTTCATATAGGTTTAAAGGAGCTAATGGATACGGTAATGTACCTAATACGTGGAGTACAGCAAATGATGCAAATAAGGCCATTTAGAAGCCCTATGACAGCATGAAAATACTTAGGAGTCCTATTGTATGGCTGACAGAAAATAACTCGTTAGGAGCAATTTATGACACTCATACAAAACCTAATTATATACACATTAACTATTACAGGTTGCCTAAGTATATGAAACTTATGGAGTCTATACCATGCGAGCTTCCTATGGAAGTATTTGAAGATATTGTATCCGGTGCTGTAGATCTATATGTACAATATGTAGCTGGCGCAGAAGCTAGAAAGAAGCAGCTTGCACAATAGGCTAAACAAAATAAAAAGAAGGAGGATGAAGAATGAGAGGGATAGATATAATCGGAGGATTTGAACTAGAGATAAATAAGCTCGACAATTCATTAGAAAAACCTTCTACTGATGATTCTTTGTACTGGGTTAACTAGGCTATTGTGAAGTTTGCTAAAGATAGATTTAATGGAAATCCTGTAAAGAGAACGTCTTATGAGCAGAATGAGAAACGTACTAGAGACTTAATCAATTTGCTTAGAGAAGATAAAACTTCAGAGTTTACAGTATCTTCACATGTTGATTATGATCAATACGAGTATCATTACCCTTCAGATATGATGTTTGTACTTAACGAAGATGTTGTTATATCCAATATGGAAGATCAGTATCCAATGGACACGTGTGTCTTTGAGTGTACTGCAGATAGTTTCATGTACAGGATTAATAATAAACTTACAGATTTCCATTATAGATTCCATAGAGCTCGCCCTTTAAGGATTAGAACTAAAGACGGTTTCAGACTTCTTACAGACAAGAAGTATAAAATAAACAGCTATACGTTGGG